AAAAACTTAAACCGACCGCGTTCGCCAGTTATAGAAATCTCTGTGCCCTTCTCAACGTGACGCCCGTTGATAATCACTTTGTTTTTTATAATCCAGTGAGCAGCTGGGTCATCTGCTTTTATCTCTGTCTTTTTCTTACGAGCCATCGTCTCCCTTTCGCCGATACATTCTATTATACACACTTTCCTGCAGAAGTCAACTCGAGCTTATTACTTTATACTACTGTGATGCCCACTACGCCAGATACTAATGTCTCTAAGCCCTCTAAGGCTCAGTTAAACGCGTTTCGTTCAGACATGTTTGGGCGCACAAAAGTGTCTTCAGCTTTTACTGTAACTGTCTAGACATGGAATCAACGCTCCCTTTACGCACTAGGCTAGGTCAATGAGCGAAAACCCGACAGCAGACGAGCCGAACTTTGATGTCCTAGAAGACAACTTAGGCTTTTCACCTCTGGACGAAGAAGCAGTGCACATGCATGAGCTTCATAAGTCCCTCATAAAAGCAGGTTTTCGCGACAAGCAAGCCCTCCTGCTCGTGGCTATGATTGCCGCGGACATGAGAGAAGAGTCTATGTACGTTGAGCGCGCAGACCCAGAAGACTACCCAGAACCCTATCCTGAAGATTTTATCCCTCAAGATGATGAAGACCTCGATGACCTCGATTCAGAATCTGATTAGGGAAAGAGAGCCCGAAGATTTCAGATATTCCAAATCGCGATTCTGCGGACTACATATTTTCCTTGCTCCTTGAAAGCGGAGCCGTTGAGCTTGTAGGGATGACTGGCGACCAGCCTACATACGTAATAACCCCCAAGTGCGCCGATATTTTCCCCGAGTTCTATAAGTATCATCACGAGATGCTGTCTCAGACTGCCAATGAGCTTTGGCAGATGGGGGTTATCGAGCTAGAGTTCACTATGGCGGGAGAGTCGGTAATCTTCAATAAAAAGAACTATAAAAAGCTTAAGGAAGTTATTGACATCTTGACTGAAGAGCAGATTGACTTTCTAGAAGCTCTTGGCGCTCCAGTCAAAAGACTTTTATAGTTTAAGCAAGCTTTTATCGTTTCTACTACTATTATTGAGTGTATAGACGAAAGGTATAAAATGCTTCTTGCACAAAAGAATAAAACCTCATCAGACATTCACCTAGTTGTTTCTAACGACAAGCAACACTTTTTTTGCATACACTCCAACAGACTTGAAATGCGCATTTGGGAACCTCTTCAGATGATGAACATCAACGAAGCCCAGCTTCACATCAAAATGCACATGCAGCAAGGGCATAAAATCCCACCAGGACTAATAAACTTGATTCAGCTTCAGTACCTACTTCAGGACTAATCTTTCTTTGTATTGGTCGGCACTTCAATAATGCGACCTTGGAAGTCATCCTCTACTTCCGCAAAGCCAATCTTCTTGTCCAAGTACCCTCTTATGATTCTTGGAGCAACAAACGATAGAATTTCTCGACCCTCGCAGACATTGCAAGCGCAGAAGGGTATTCCACTCTCTGTCTCATGTCCTTTAGTAAATTCAGGGGTTCCTTCTTCAGCATCTACAGATTCGTAGAGCCCCATCATGTATTCGTCTAGACCGTCCTGAAGCTTTTGTGCCCACTCGGGGTCTCTTATTTCAAATCTCATTGCTTTTGTCATAGCATCACTCTATACTAAAAGAATGATTTATTCAACCATTCCAACTTACGATGTTTCTGTACATGGGACCAAGCGCGGTGTAGCATGCGTGATGTGTACTTTTGGGGACATGATGGACAGGGCTTGGGTAGCTGAGTCCACTCAAGAAATGGTTGACCACTTAGGCGGCCATCGTCGTGCAGGAGACAGAGTTCCAGACGACCTCACTGAAAAGCTGTGGGCAGACAACGCTGCCAATTACCCTAAGGCGCAATCCACTGGGATTTAGCTGTACTGGTGAATCCAAGTGGTAATAACTTTCTCCCACTCGCGAAAGTTGTCTGTATCTCCGCCAACTTCCAATCCACGCTTCACACTTACTTCGCGTTGATACCGAAGCTCTCCTTCGGAATTATAAATCTTTAGATTACCTCGCCACATGTTCTCGCCTATTGACTCAATAACTACTGAGTAATTCTCTATCTGGCTTTGCCAAATCATATCTGGTTCCATGGTTTCCTCTTTTTACGGGGTGGGAGCGCGAAAAATCACATTCTGGTTCCGAGAGCAGACCTGTACCACTCTCTGCCGTCTTTAACATTATGCACGAACCTGACGTCGGTGACTCCTACAGAGTTCAGCCAATCGGCCCACTTAGGCTCGCAGTCTATGTACTCTCCACCCAAAAGAGCGAACGGAACTTCATACGCGTGCGCAACAATCGCCGCATGCATTGAGCCTGCCAAAACAAACCTTGCTCCAGAGACTTTATCTATGAAAGCCAAGATGTCTGCGCGGTCCTCGACAACGGGGCTAAAAAGTGCGTCTGCGCCTAGCTCGTGTATCGAATTGACGTTGTAATCCGACTTGTCCAGAATGTGCCGTACTGCAAACGCAAGACCATTAGGCGAAGACTTAGGGTAGATTCCTGGAAGCATGTATGCGGGGTCTAAGGTGATTTCAGTTTCAATCCCGTGCTTTCTAAGTTCCGCTTGAGTGTTTGGGCCTCGTACTCCATCAAACTCTGCAGTCTCTAGCAACTCTGGGTCCAAGCTTTCGCCTCTCCAGCCACAGCGGTGAAAGACGGCAATTTTCCCAGCATCGGCAGCAAGCTTAAGGTGCGTGTTGCTTATGACACTTCCAATAGGAAAGTGCACACTGCTAGGGTCCAAAGACCATTCGTGGTGCTTCAAGGGGTCAAGGAACACTTCTGGCAAAGCGTCACCAAAGTTTCGGGTTACCCCGTCTAGTCTCCATTCGTAAATCATTAACCCAATCTTATCGGGTGTATGCTGAGTTGTATGGATGACTACGAGTACGACGGAAAAGAACGAGACGCCAGACAGTTCGAAGAGAGGATGTCATTAGCATCTTTTAAGGGCAAATCCGTTGAGTACCTTATCCGAGCTGAAACTGCTGCGGGCTACGATGTCGGGTTGCACTACGCTCAAATTGCTCAAGCTTACGCAACGCTGGAGCTTGCTCGCGTTACTGGCATTCAAAGGCGCTCTAGTTAAATCTGTCTTCTTGCTCAATCATCTGAACGGCTCTTTTTACAAACTGCTCAGGACTGTTCATCTTCAGCAGAAGCAGGTCCAGCATCAGTAGGGCCAGGATTCTTCTTTTTTCGTCCTGCACCCCCTGCTGGTAAATCTGCTCCTCTATCATGTTCCTCGGCTGCTTCTCGGTTCCCATGGCACTCACATTCGCACTTAGTCATTTCGCCTTTTACGGCCCAGTTTTCAAACTCAACTCTACAGCCAGCGTGATGTCCCGTTGCGCACCACCCAAAAAAAGCCATACCTAACCATAACTCATTTCTATCCTTCCTTTTTCTCTGTCGGAGCGGAAGCGCGAAAAAACGGTTTTTGAACTTACGAGTACCGCTAAGATAGTCGGTGTGGAGGCATGCACAACCACTGCGTAATTGGACGGTCGGTTGTGTTTCTTCTCTGCTAGGTAAACCGAAGACAACCGTGAGGAGGTCGGAAAACGTATCTAGGGGAGGTGCCAGGAAGCATGGATTGGGATTTCTCGATTGGTCTGGCACCTCCGCCTCCACACTCCCCCCCACACCTAAACTCCCCTATTTCTCTGGAAGATTCCCTTTACGGAGTGAGAGCGCGAAAAAACGAGTTTTGTGGTGTAGTATCTATTATATGACAAACGACAATTCTCAGTGGAGCTACTCCCTGACCCCTCAAGAAGAAGCAACTTGCGCTCGCGTTGGCTTTGAACGCCAAGAGCCCTACCTCGCAAGGCCCGAAGCTAATCGAAGATACTCCCAAGGAGACGTTGCAGAGATTTGGCAACACTCAGTTGCTGCTGGCTCTGAAATGGCCTTTGCTCGAATGGTTGGCCTTAGTGATTTTGTTCCCCACGTAAACAAGTGGAAGTCCGCTGCAGATGTTCCCCCCTACGAGATTAGGTATTGCTTCACCAATAAAAGGGTGGACGACTCGACTTGGTCCCTGAGGCATGAAGAAGGCGACGACATAGATGTTGCTTATGTACTCCTTGTTGGCGGGCTCGAAGATATGAAGCCGAGGGACAGAGATAACGTATCTCCTCCCTACACAGCGGTTGGGTGGATGTGGGGCTCTGACTGCCGACAGTCCACTTTTGAGCTTACCCAGATATCTAGCAAGCGCCGTTGGAGAGTTCCCTTTGACCAACTGAGGTCTATGGCAGAAGTGACTTCTCCTCAATACGTTAACGGAGTGTGAGCGCGAAAAAACGGGTTTTGCACGAAGTTTTATAGGGGCATTTTCCTTGTATTTACTGGGCAAAGTGCCTAAATTGTACGAACTCCAAATGAACATTAGGTATAATACAAATAAGTAATACAGTTTTAGACATAACACTGTATGATATAGTCTAGTTAAACGACAGAAAGAAGGTAATTATGAGTATCAATTGGAAAGCACCATTCGAGTTTGCATTTGAGCTAGGTATGTTCCTGCTCGGCTCTATTTTGGTCCTCGCTATTGGCATCATCGCCATTGTTTTGGTCTACGGTTTGGTCAAAAGCCTCTTCGTAACCTTAGGCAAAGCGAAGAATAAGAAGAGCGAAGACAAGAAAAGCTTTTTTAAGATGCACTCGGTAGATTAGGAACTAATGACAATCTTTAACTCAGACATGACCGTAGAACTGGTCAAGCACAGTGCGTCAGATGCCGATGTAATCTTCGCTGCCAAGGTTTCAACCCAAGGCGAGCGCTCATTCCACGGCAACGAGGGATTCTCCGAGGACGCATCGGACAGGCAAGCTGGTCTAATCAACTGGCTGGTTCGCGACCGTCACGGCTCTCCTTTTGAGCATTCTGTCTTTACTTTCTACGTAAAGGCCCCTATTTTTGTTTGGAGAGAGCACATGCGTCACCGCATGGCTAGCTATAACGAAGAGTCGGGACGATACAAGAAGCTAGAGGCAGAGTTCTACGTTCCAGACGTATCTCGCAACCTTATCCAGACTGGCAAGCCAGGAGCTTACGTATTTAGTGCAGGCACCCCTGAGCAGTACGAAGTTGTGTCTAACAGCTTTGTTACTTCCTGCGAAAGTGCTTACGCAGAATACACAGGGATGCTGGACGCGGGAGTTGCCCGAGAGGTGGCCAGAGCAGTTCTGCCCACAACCATCTACTCATCGGCATACGTCACCATGAACGCCCGCGCTCTTATGAACTTTTTGTCACTGCGTCGCAACGTAGAAGGCCAAAGGTTCCCGTCATACCCACAGCGCGAGATTGAGATAGTCGCAGAGAAATACGAAGCCATCTTCGAGGAGCTCATGCCATTGACCCACAAGTCTTTTGTTGCGAACGGAAGAGTAGCTCCGTAATGACTGAAGGCATTGCTTATTGCTATGCACGAGTCTCAACTCAAATGCAAGCAACAGACGGTATGAGTCTTGGAGCTCAGGAGAAGCAGCTAATCGCTGCTGCTGAGTTGGCTGGCTATACGCCTGTAATTCTTAGAGAAGAGGGGCGCTCAGGGAAGAGTATTCAAGGTAGACCAGTGCTGAAGAAGGCACTGGAAGAACTTGACTCTGGGCTTGCTCAGGCTATGTATGTCACAAGGTTGGACCGACTAGCTCGCTCCACTCGAGACTTTCTCAGCATTGTTGACCGTTCTCATAAGTATGAATGGCGATTAGCCCTGCTTGACCTTGGGCTAGACACTGCCACATACCAAGGAAGATTCGTCGTCACAATAATGTCAGCCATGGCCGAGATGGAAAGAGGAATGATTTCTCTACGCCAGAAGGATGTCCATCAAGACCGACGTGACAACGGTAAAGTCTGGGGAGTTGACATTGGCCCTAAGTCAGTACTGGACATAGACCTAAAGCGAAGAATTTGGAACGAAAGAAACGCTGGTCTTTCTTTTAACGTAATAGCTCAGAAGCTGAACAAAGAGGGAGTTCCAACAACTAACAAAGGTAAAGAGTGGTACGCAAGTACTGTTCGATACGTTTTTGTGGCATTCTCTAAAGAAATCCCTGAGGCTGTTTAGCTCAGGGCTTTTTATCCAGGTCACGCACTGAGACTAGCCAGTCGTCTTTTAACTTAGCGACCGCCGAGAGCAAAACAAGTCCAGACATTAGCAATAACAGAACCCACAGAATTGCCAGCACCCCAGCCACAATCAGAAGAATAATTAAAAAGTCCATAAATAAATGATACAACTGTTTAGAACTGACACGCGATAATACATGCGGTAAACCTTAAGGTTATAGATTAGGTTTAGGGCCTTACGTATGATAGTCTTGAAAGTAGACAATCTGGGATACAAAGACATAGATGGAGAATGACATGAGCTATGAGCTCGTAGAAGAATACGCAACAATGATTGTGCCTATACTACCTCAGGCAAAGCAGGCGTATGGTGCTCGTAACCAGTCTTCGCCAGCCCACGAAGCAAGCAGGGAGTACACCCGATTGCTCACAGAGTTTTACAACAAAGGCGGAAGTCTTCCTTTGCTTGCAAAGAAACTAGAAGTAGCGTACGCGGGAGTTCGCCGTCGCGTTGTTATGAATGACATTACTGTGTCAGCTTTCAGGCCAAAGGTTCGCGTAAAAAATCAGGACATCAAATCAGCTGCGTCTCGAGTGACTTCTGCTCGTAAAAAAGACGGAGACCTGTATCACGACCAGTTGGCTGAGGAATACCAGAACGGTATCTCTCTTTCTAACTTGGCAAAGGAACTAGGACTCAGCTCAGCTGCACCCCTGTATTATGGAGTTCAGAGAAGTTTGCAACGTAACTCAAAGAAGTAGGTGACCTATGGGCAAAAGTTTGATGGAGCTTATTGCGCTTTTGCCCATAGAGGAGCAACAGGCTGTCCTTGCTGATATGGACATGGACCAGCTCATGTGGGACTGGAACGTTTGGGCTCGCCCTGAGCAGTTAGCACCCGAAGGTGACGACTGGAACGTATGGCTAATTATGGCTGGGCGTGGATTTGGGAAAGGTTTTTGCTTAGATACCCCCATTCTTAAAGCCAACGGACAGCAGGTAGACATAGGCCAGCTGAAAACAGGCGACGTTATACTTGATGAAAATGGCAAGCCAACAAAAATCTTGCAAGCCCACGAGCCCTACATGCCTGAAAAGCTTTATAAGCTTACTTTTTCAGACGGGACATCCTTAATTGCCGATGCGCCACACCAATGGGTAACATGGACCCACTCGGACAGGAAAGCCTATAACCGAAATGTCGGCGGGGCCAAAGGCCTTCCCGATAACTGGCCTCAATGGAAGTCCACGATTTCTCGCCTGAGATTAGGGTCTCGCATTCCCGTGTCTACTATTGACCGCGCTTTTGAACTTGTGGGCGCTGGGATGTCGGTTAGGAAAGCTGCAACCAAGCTTGGAGTTTGTAGACAGGCCCTCGCCCCTCACATGCAAGCTGGCAGAAATCTTCACTCGACCATAAATTACGTTAGGCAAGAAACAGGCGTAGGGCCAAAAATACGCAACACTCAGGAAATTGTAGATTCTTTTACTTACAATGACAGAGGCGACCTCAACCACTCAATTCCACTAGCTCCTCCTATTGAACTGCCAGAGCAGGTTTTACCTATAGATGGCTATTTGCTCGGCATATGGCTTGGAGATGGTAGCTCAGCTGGTGGAGAATTCTGCTCTCATATTGGTGACTACCCAGAGTTAGAAGACAGATTGCTGTCTCGGGGACTACTTCTTAGGGCCCCAAGAATCGGGAAAAGTATAGCTATGGTTACTGTTCACGGGCTGAGAACTATTCTTAGAGGTACGGGACTTTTAAATAATAAGCACATACCAGAAAAATATTTTAGGGGCTCAATTCAGCAGCGCAGTGACCTCTTAGCTGGCCTACTAGATTCTGACGGCTTTATTCACGCCGATTCTGGGCACATAGAATTTTCGAACACTAATAAAAATCTTGCCGAGGGCGTTTTAATTCTCGCTAGGTCTTTGGGTCAAAAACCCGTAATGGCTTCAGGCAGAGCAACTCTCTACGGAAAAGACTGCGGAGAGAAATTTCGCGTTACTTGGCGTCCCACAATTAATCCGTTCTACATGGAGCGCAAGCGTGCGAGATATACCGAGCCAGCTGGCCAAGCCTCTAGAAACTATCACAGGATGATTACTAGTGTTAAGGAAGTTTCCCCTGTAATGGTTAGATGCCTCACCGTTGACTCACCTAACTCCATGTACCTTGCTGGCGAAGCTCTCATCCCAACGCACAACACGCGCCTTGGTGCCGAATGGGTCCGCGAGCAGGCAAAATACACAACCACAGGGCAAAGAAGATTTGGGCTAGTAGCTCGTACCGCGGCTGACGTTCGAGACGTTTTGGTCGAAGGAGAAAGTGGTATAATAAACATTTCTCCTCCTTCAGAGAAGCCACACTACGAACCTTCTAAGCGAAGACTCACTTGGCCAAACGGTAACGTTGCCAGTCTCTTCACTGCAGACGAACCTGATGGTTTGCGTGGACCACAATTTACGCATTCCTGGTCGGACGAAGTTGCCGCTTGGCGACAGACCCCAGACGCTGCTGGCATGACTGCTTTTGACAATATACGAGTTGGTACTCGTCTTGGAGCCAACCCTCAGATGGTTGTGACCACAACACCAAAAAGAGTGCCGCTACTTTATAAACTTATTGAAGAATCTAAACTTGTAAAGACCTCAGGTTCAAAAGTTATTATCACCAAGGGCTCTACTCTGGATAACGCTGGAAACTTGTCGGGCGCATACCTAGACACAATTACTGGAGTATACGAAGGAACATCTCTCGCGCAGCAGGAGCTTTACGGCGAAATGCTTGATGATGTGGACG